GCACTTGCGAGCCGGGTCCCGTCGTGCGCATGGCATCGAAGTCCGCATAAACTTTCCGCCCCTTTGCCCAGGTACTTTCGGCGTGGTTCAGAAAGTCGCGAGAGGCCCGATCCGCTTCGATGCTCTGACGGATGCGGGCGTCGATGCCGGATTGCTGCTCTTCAGCGACCCAGCGCGCAGAGTCTAGCACGAATTCTGCGTAGGTTTTATATTTCGTGCCGATCTCGTCTTCAGTCGGCTGCGGACGGCTCCCCGAAGGGAGCCCCGAATCTCCCCGTTCGGGGCCAGACGGTGAAGGCGGCGCCGGGGCCGCAGCCGCAACCGGGGCGGTCGCGGGCGGGGTGGGTGCCGTAGGAGGCTGAACCTTCGCCCGAAGCTCCGCAAGCTCGCGCTCGTAGGTGGCCGCTTTCGCTTCGGCCTCCTTTCGGGCTTTCGTCAGTTCAGCAAATCGCGCTTGGCCACGGGATTGTTTGACGGGCTCGGCAGGCGTTGATGGAGTTTCAGTCGGCGCTTCGACGGGCTCCGGTTCGTGGCGCTCCATCACGTCGGCCAGCGCCTCTGACGTGACGCCCATCCCGCTCAGCGTGCGCCCGGTCGCGGATTCGTGCGTGGTAATCGCGTTTGGGTCCGGTGCTGCCGCTTCTGTTTCTGCCATTAGCCCTTCTTGCTATGGAGGTATTTCCCGAGGTTACGGTGCGGATGCCCGCTCGCCTTAGCGACGTGCGCCGGCTTGCCCTTCGATGAACCCACAGCAAAATCGTGGAGCTGGCTCATGCTCATGCTGGAGCGCACCTTTTTTGCCATCGCGAAATTCGCTCCATGTTCCGCCGCACGCATGAGGTTGGCCTGAGCCTTTGACTTGGCGGGCATGTCTGCTCCGTGTTAGTTTCTCGCCATGATTGAACTACTGCTGATCCTTATCGTCTGCGGGGTCGCGCTCTACCTCGTCGAGAACTTCATCCCCATGCCCCAGCCCGTGAAGATCGTCATCCGTGTCGTTGTCGTGCTCTTCCTCGTGCTCATCCTGCTCCGGGCCTTCGGCATCGGGGACGTGCCCATCCCCAGGGTGCGATAACTCATATTCCATCACCGCCTCCCGCGCCTCGAGCACGGCCTCAGCACTGCGCCCGAAACACTTCACGCCTGGACTGAGTTCTATATAGAGCTTCGTCCGCATGAGCGGCGAGAGTTCAATCTCCGCCGGCTCAGGCATCAGCGACATTAGGGCTGCGCCACGGGGTCCGACGCCGTAATCTCGATCGACGTCGCTTCGGCCGCCGTGACGGTAATGTCGAACGTGCCCTGGATGTTCCGCACGCCAGGCGTCAGATCCGCATCGGCAATGACCGTCACGGTGCAGGCGCCGATCGCCGTGCCCTTGACAAGCGCCGTGAGGCCCATGGCGTCCGGCGCGATGGACACGACCGCAGGATTCGAGAGCTGCCATTCCGGCACGCCATCGACGGTGGACCCTTTCGGCAGGGGCGTGGCGGTGAGGGTGGTTTCTTGTGTGGTAGTCATGGACACGGGCATGGGGTTCTGCTCCTGTAGAGGGCCGCTGGTAATCTGCAACGATTTGGCGCCGGGTTTCTTGTTCGGAGCCACGATGGTAACGCGCTTCTTCTTGATCACCACGATAATTGTGCTCATTGCACCACGACGGTCATCGGCCGCGCCGCCCCGCCATCCGTGCAGCCGGCCGCATCCGTCGCTTGCACGGTCAGTTGATATGTGCCAGCCGGCACGGTCGCCGTAAAATACGAGCCCGCAATCGTGTTCAGCCGCGCGCCATCGACCCGGCCCTGCTCGATGCCGTTAAACTGCACGCTCACCGTCGTCACATTCGTTTTGCTTTGCAGCAACGAGAACAGCACCTGTCCGACGCCTCCGACAGGCAGCGTGCGCGCCCACGTGCCCACGACCACTTTCACGCTGGTCGGATCCACGCAGCCCGGCATGACGACGGGCGGAGATGATTTCGGACTCTCGCCAAACGTATTCGCGGCGGTGAGTTGCGAAGACGCGCCGGGAGCCGTCGCACCAAGGGCCATGACCTGCGCCGCCGGAGCCTGACAGGCCGCCGTCAACGGCAGCGTCGTCCCCGACACGGTGCAGGCGACTGAGGCCAACGTCAGTGTCGACGGGGATGTCGCCCCCGGCGCGGTAATGTAGATTTTGTAGCTCAAGCCCTGCGCGTCAGCCGCACTGGCGACGTTGGGCTGATCCCACAAGACTTGCGCCTGCGCCGTCGAGGCGATGACACACAACCCCACGAGCAGGCGAGCAATCACTTGCCGTCTCGCAGGATTTCCAGCTTGGCTTCAATCTCTCGGATATCGGATGCCGCATCCTGCACGGCATGCCAATCGCCAGACTCGAGCTTGATCTGACAATACGCAATCAGGCCCGCTTTCCGCTTCTGGAGTTCGACGAGAAGCCGGTCCTGCGGATGCGGCCCAAACTTCGTCCCGGTGTGCGCGACATCAAATTCGTTCGTGATGAAATGCGCCATTATTGCCCACTTCCGTTCGGCTGCGCTTCCGCCGCGGCCTCTTGCGCCTGTTTCGCCATCTCCGCTTCGTGTGCCTGACTCTCCTGCTGCGATTGCTGGGCAGTCTGCGCCTGTTGTGCGCCCTGCGTCAAGGTTTGCGCATGTTCCTGCGCCGACAGCTCCATCGCATGGTGCTGCTTCATCGCTTCCATGCCCACGTCGTGCGCCATCTGCAGCCCAGTCGCCAGCCGCTCTTCCGCCGCTTCCGCCTGCGGGTCCATCATGACCTTGGCCGCCGAGATGCGCGCCACGGCAATCGCGTTCGCGTTCTTCATCTCCTGCAGCTTCAGTTCATTCGCAAAGCCCATTTGCGCTTTTTGCATATCGGCCTGCGTCTTGATCTGCGTCTCTTGCAAACTGCCCTGCTGCTCGGCCTGCTTCGTCTGGATGAACTGCTGCGCCTTCTGCAGCTCGGCCTGCATCTGCTGCATCTGCGCCTGCACGGCCGGCGGAATCTGCGGCTGATCGTTCTTATCCTGCAACTGCGGTGGGAGCGCGTTCCGTAACTTCTCGGCAATCTTGTGCGAGCCAGGGAACGACAACTGCTCCACGTAATCCGGCGTCGCCACGGCGGCCATCTCCGGCGGCAGATGCGGAATCAGTTCGCCGAGCGCCTGCGCCCCCTCCTCGCGCTTGGTCGCCGTCGCCTTCCCCACACTCACCGTCACGGCATAGCGCCCGTTGTTCAAGTCGTAGAACTTATGCAGGCTGCCTTCGAGCTGCGCCATTTCAGGAGTGACATCGGGCGGCGATGGTTGCGGCTGCCCATTCTGGCCTTCTTGATAGGGTTGACCGACCATGACTTGCTCAGGCTCGTCATCCATGCCGAGAATGTGAATGATTTGCCCCTTGACCGTGATTTTCGGAATGATTTCGACGGCAAGCTCACCAGCATAAATTAAGGCTCTCTTGACGTTATCGGGATAGTTGCTATTAGCAAGGTCGCTTTGCGCCTGCAAGGCCTGCAACGCGCGCCCGCTCCGCTCATTCGGGTTCGTGTTCCCGAGACTGGCATCGCCGGTGCTCGTCGTCGCCTTAATCGCATCCTCGCTGACCCGCATCAACTCGACTGCGGCCTGAATCGGCGGCTCCGTCGTATCCAGCATCGGCGTGGGATACTCTTTGCCTTCCTGGTCCCACGGGTCGAACGGGAGATAGGCGTGATTGATGATGTTCCGCGTCTGCCAAATCTGCTTGTAGTTCGCCACGCTCGCCGCCGCAATCATCGGCGCGTTCTTCGGCGCCAGCGCAAAGATTTCCACGGCGCCGCTATACGTGTAGTTGACCATCCGCTGCGCGTCCATGCCCTCTTCAATCACGCCGCGCAGCCACACCTTCCCGTCGACGTTCAACTCTTCGCCCAGAATCGGAATCAACGGAATGCGCGAGCCGACCCAATCAAACGACTGCAGCGATTCGATCGCGTTGATCTTGTCGCACTTCACGCTCGGCACGCGCATGACACGCTCCGCCTTGATGTCGGCTTTGTCGTCGGGCTTCTCTTCGACCACCGACCCATCCTGCAATTGATACAAATGCCGGTTCGTATATTCGATGCGGTAATACTCGGCAATGCGGATGCTGTCTTCGCTCACCCACGACGACCACGCCGCTTTATCGCCCGTCGCCATGAACGCCTCGAGCCCGCGGATATCGGCCTTCGGATACAGCCGCTCGAATTCATCGCGGCTCAGATCCTCCGTCACGAAGGCCCATTTCATATCGCTGCGCGTCGGCCGCACGGCGGAGGGGTCGCCATACACCGTCAGATTGTTCGTGATGCGCTCCATGAACAGCGCCTGCCACATCGCCTCTTCGGTCAGCTCCCCGTCCCACGTCTCGTTGATATAATCGGTCCTCAGCCGGAACCAGCCGATCCCGCCTTCAATCGCCTGGTCCGCCGCCCATTCAATCGGCGATTCCCCGCGCGAGTTATTCATCATCCAGCGCAGATAGCCCTTGAAGATATCCGCCGTGTCCTGGTCGCTGCTTCCGCCAGCCGGCAGCACGTCAAAGCCGAAGCTCGCATTCTTGATGGTGTTCGAGACTTGCCGCACGGGCTGCGAGAGGCGGTCGACCACAAGACACGGCCGCGGCGGCTGCGGTGCCATCCCCTGCAAGCTATTCCCGCCTTCCCGCGCCAGCTTAATCGCGGCCGGCCACTGGTCGCCCACCCGAAACTGCTTCGCGCGCACGATGCGATTGCGCTGCTGCTCTTCCGCTTCCGCCGCTCGGTTCCAGCGTTCGCGCGCTTCGCGGATGAGATCCTTCGCCACTAGGCGACCTCAATCAACTGATGCTTCTTGCGCGGAATGCCCGCCACGAGGTCGGCAATCTCATGCACAAACAGACAATCGGGATGCTGGCAATGCGGAAACAGCACGGGATGGAGTACGCCATGTTGATGCACGTGCACGCGCTGCTGCTCCTTCGTGGCCAATAAGAGCAGGTATTCCAGTTCGCCGCGCGTCAGCGTCATCGCCCTAGCCCCTTTAACGCCTCACGTTCCGCTTCAATCCCCGGCATCGCCCGCCGCATCGTCTCCCGCCACTTCAGCGCATTCTTCGGCGCTAAGAGCAGCTTCGCCTGCACCCGCGGCGGACTCGCCAGCAACTCGAAGTAGGCGAATATGGCATTGAGGGTGCCATCCTCTTCCCCAATCCGATAGCCGCGCCAGATATCGCCCGCCACCTTGCGCCATTTTGCGCGCCCTTCACACACAATCGTCAGCAGCCGCGGCCGGTCGCGCTCCATCTGCCGGATGAATTCCTGAATGTTGTCCGTGAGCGCCCGCTCGCGCGTCGTGCTATAGCCGACAATGGGCAAATCCGGTAAGTGGAACATGCGGCGCCCTATCCTAACCCATCCACGATTGACTGAACCCGCTAAACGACGGCTGCGGCACCGGCTCTTCCTTCTTCTTCCGTGCCACCGTCTGCGCAAACGTCAGCGCCAGCGCGTCCCCCTCATCTGGACTCGGCACGTCCCGCGCCTTCATCTCTTTCTTGCTCTCCAGCCACACCCGTTGCTTCAAATCCTCCCGCAGCCCTGGCGCCGTCAGGTCATTCTCCAGCCGCGGACTGGTATCAATCGCCCCGTTGACCAGCCACTCCTTCATCCGGCCCCACATCATGTCTCGCATATACCGATACTTCCGGTCGGGACTGTCGGCCCCGAAGTTGACCTCGAGGAGATTGGTATGTCCAAGCTCACGGAGCCGTGTCCCCACCGATCCAGCAATACCGGCTGAGTCAAGGAACAGCATAGATACTCGATGCCCCCCGTAGCTTCCACCCAAAACGTCAGCGAGTCGGTTGGTGAGTACTGAAGGGTCACGCGTGAGCTCGCCGGCAATGCGGATAGCAGGGATGCTACGTGCGTCTCGGCCTCGTCGGAAACGAATGACATTGGAATCCTTGCCTCCCCAGGCCAAGTCGCATCCAGCCACCAATGCTTCATCATCCAACACCTCTACCTTGCGCTTTTGCGCGTCTCTGACCCTGACCGCATCGATAAACTGCGCATCTTCCGCATTCGGCGGCAACCCTCGGACGCGCACCCGAAACCGATCGCTGTCCTCGCCCCAATCCTCGAGCTGTTCCGCAATCAGCGCCTTATTCGGAAACTGGCACGTGCGCGCATCAATCTGCCACGTCTTCCACCCGCGCCCTTTGCCGGCGAACACGATGTCGTGAAAGCTGCCCCGCCTGCGCGTCGGGTTGCCAAACAAGAACTGCATCGGCTCCCCATCCGTCAAGCCGCCCTCTTGCACCTCGTGGATAATCTCGGGCACGTTGCTGTCTTCGTCGTTGATGTAAAAGCTCGTGCTCGCGGCGTTATGCTGGCCGGCGAAGCTCTCGCTGTTATCTGGATCACATGTCTGCGGGCTGCACTTCCACTCTTCCCGATGGCCCTTGCGATACAGGATGCTCGTGTTGAGCTCGAACCAGTCCCGCGTAATCGCCCGCTTGACCCACGTGGTAATCGACGGCCACGTTTTGTCTTGCAGCTGTGGCCCGGTGTTCGCCGTAATGACGCCTTTCGCATGACGCCTCGTGCTCATGAGGAACGACACGAGCATGCCCGTTAATGCGCCTTTGCCGATACCGTGTCCGCTGCTCACCGCGGCACGGATTGGCATGACGGGATGGACGCCATCAAAGTCGCGCGCCTTAATCTCGCTGCCGAGCCATTCTAGGAATTCACACTGCCACGTATCGGGCTCACGATAGTGCTGCAACGGGCCTGGCTCGCCCCAGGGGAACGCGCCGCACACCCAGGCGAGGGGATCCGCAT